TTCTACTAACGGTTCTATAACAGGTTCTATAACATGTGTATACTGAGGTATAGGAATATTAAGATAAATTTGTCGTTTATTCCATAAAACCGAATAATGCTCTTTTTTTTGAAATTTTGAAGATTCAGCAATATAACCATTATAACTTTTTAAAATATGATATCCATGAAATAGAATAAAACGATTATCAAATGTAAAATACATTTTATGTTTCATATCAATGATATTACTTTCATTATTAAATACTTCTTTTAATAACACTGGACCTGTAGGTTGTAAGCAATTACTTCCATAAAACTTATTTTTTACATTATCAACTATTTTATAAATTGCTTTTAATAATGTAACATTATTAGGTTTTGTAACCATTAACGCATTATAAATATTAACACCATCAATGTCTAAAACTAAATGTTCTTTCTCTGTGAGTGAAATAAATCTAAATCCATTATGAGGAATATATTTAATATCTAAGTATATTCCACCTATTTTATACAAAACACAATAACGCCATAAATCAGCCTTATATGCTCCAGGAATCAATGAATCATACGCATTTAATACGTTTACAGGAAAATTATTTTTAATAAATACTCTACAATCATTATCATCAAATAATTGATGCTTAAATCTAGGATTTAATAATCTTATTTTATTCACCGCAGTTGCCATTAACGGTGGTAAATTTTTTGTATGCCATGTTTGAAAAATATTTAATGGAATAGTAGGATGATAATTTTGTTTTAATGGATAAGGTGTGTTTATTATATTTTTTATATTTTTAATGTTTATTATATTTTTTATATTTTTTATATTTTTTATATTATTACTAAGTGTTTTTTTTATTACCTTTGTGATACTTTTTTTATTAAATTTTTGAGATTTATTGAATTTTTTTTTTAATAAATTAAACTTGTTTTTTTTATTTTGTTGCATGTTTAGTAATCTTAACCTCATATAATATTATAATATATTTAATATTATACCATTTAAAAAAATATTTTTTGTTATTACATATTCTTTATTTTATCTCCCATCATTTTATAACGTTTATTTTTCAATGTTTTTATTAGTATAGACCAAGGAGTAGAAGAATTAAATAGTCCACAGATTCCTTTTTCGCAAAAAGAATTTAATAAAGATGGGTTAAATCCAGACATCATAGATACATTTTTTTCTAAAGATAAACAAGGAAAACCATCAGTTGATCGCAAGTTCCAAAACAAAATATGAGGAGGTTTTAGTGATTTTTTATATAAACGAATTCCAATTGTAGCATATTTTTCTTTAATTACATGGTACATGGATTCTTTATTCATATTAACATCAGATTGTTCAACCTGCATATCTGAAAAAACAACTAATACCATATCTTGAACTTCTTCTGGTGATAATTTAGTATCAATAATTGCATCAAGTATAAAATTTAATGCTTCGTAAAAATTTTTATTTATTGCATGAATATCTTGATAAACATAATCAACCATAGAAACAAAATCATTGCATGATTCTAAATTGATCCATTTTGGTTTTCCACTGAATGTTAGAATACGTTTTCCTAGTTTAGATTTTTCTGCGACACGTATTCCAAGGGATACTGCAGCATGTTTATATTTACTATCTAATGACTCAGAAACGTCAATCATTGGAATAAAATTTCCCAGTGTATTTGATTGTGTACAATTATTTATCCACTGAAAATTAAGTAATTTTTTTTGATAATCCAATTCTACGCTGTTATTGTTATTGTTATTATTATTATTTGTATTATTTATCAATTTTAAGGCTTGCTTTGTGAATTGTTCTATTCCAATTCGTTTCCCTTTTATTTCCTCTTTTTCAAACATGTTTATGTTTTCAATATACTTTTTAATATTATTAGAACAATGAATCCTATCTATGTTATCTAGATGTCTAATATCACCATTTTGTTTTATATTTAAAAAAACATTATTTTGTTTTAAAAGTGAAACCGAGGTCACATTATTAAAATTAATGTTTGACCATTGACTATTACATAGTTTAACTTCTAAAGTATCTATTTTTTTATTTAAACAAGATATTATCTTACGATATTCTGTCTTACATTTTAATATAGATTTAATATGCGATTCTATTGTTTGTGCTGTTTTAACATACTCTGAAAAATAGTTAATCGCCATTAATGAAAACAACCAACCAAGAGAAGACGATTCTCGTGGAATCCATTTAGAAACAAGTGATATATTATTCAGATTATTTACATAGTTGATATAATCTTTTTTTAACTGTGTGTTTGCTAAGCTAATTGCATGTTTAATTAATGGATGTTCTTCATTTTCTCCTTGTTTACGACAATAACCACAAAAATATTTAATATCTTTCCATGATCCATATGGGTGTTCTTGGATTTCTTTTGATGTAACCATACATGTCAAAGCAAACAATGAAAGATCAGGATAGTAATTGTACCATCTATGAATCATCATATATGCTAACGTACACTCTCCTTTTCCTTCAATTATATCACGTGTATGACCTATCATACGAAATAAAATGGATAAATATTCGTTTCTCTCTTCATTACAAACAAAAGATTCTTTTTTATTTTTAAGACTAATTAAAAGTTGTTTTAAAATAGTAGATAAATTTTCTATTCCACTTTCATCGGTTCTAGTAATTTGAAAATAAAATTGTAAAATCTTTTCTCTGATTTCATTTGACCATCCATATTCAAAGTGTCCATTTTCTCCGATATATTTTTTATTATTATTGATACTATTACTATTAACTATATCACTTGGAATTTTAATATGTATTGGTGGTTTCATTATTGTTTTTACAATTATAAATAATTCGTTTTAATCTTTATATGGTTTTTTAATTGTCTTTCTCTTATTGCTAACATTTAAAATAACTTTTTTTGTTATGTTATTGATTCCTTTTTTAGTCTCATTAAATATGAATATTAAATCATTTAAGTCATGAAACATACTTATTGTTTTTTCAAATTTTATACTATCAATATTTTTAACAGTATATAAAAAATCGTCATAATACGTTTCTAAATCAGAAACTTTTAAAAAATTTTGTACATCTTCCGTATCAATATTGATATTATATTTCAAAATAGAAAACAAAGAATAGCTTGTGGTATTATCATTTAAATTTTTTTTAATAATACCGAGAACTTCATTCCTAGTAACACAATTAGGTAAAGACATTAAAAATATTTCCTGTTTTAACTTTTCTATTTCATTATTTTTATTTACATAAATAATATGTAAGTTTATAAAATACACATCATCTTTGTAAAAATCTTTATATAATTTATCATTTTTTTCAAAATTACAGATCCAGTCATCATCCAATATATCTGTATCTATTTTATTACTCATACTATACGTAATGTATTATACTCTCATATAATACATTATCTATTTTAACTAATTTATTTTTATTTATTTCTTCTACTATTTTCTTTTTGTTTCCTAGTCATCATATTTATTATTGTAATAATGATCATTATAGTAGTCGTTATTATCATTTAAAATCTTCATTTCTTCATAATTTATTTTTTTTAGTTCTTCTTCATATTGTAGATCTAGTTTATCAAAATAATGATAATCATAATTATGAAAAAGAAACATTTTTTCATATTCTTCTTCGCCCCATAATTCAATATATTCTTCTTTACGTTTTTCATATAAATAAACTAATTTATCTATTATTTCACTAGGAGTAATTTCTTTTTCTTCAAAATAATTTGGCATTTCTCCATATTTACGTGTTATTTTATTTGTTTTTTTATCACGTTTTAAAACTAAATATCCCGGTGGAATATATTCTTCGTTTAATAGTTCTTCTTGACATTTTACTACTGTCTTTACTTTATCAATAAAATTCAATGTTTTACTTGTTTCTTCATTGGTTGTTTCATTCATTTTTTCATTCGTTAAACTAGGAAAGTTACAGTCATTTATTATAATTTTTTTTTGTTCTTCTTTTACTTTCTTCTCTTTTTCATCTATGAATTTATTAGTATTATTGTTATTAGTAGTATTATTATTAGTATTATATTCGTCTCTTTTTTTATTATCATATTTATCATATTTAGATTTATTTATTGGACGTTCAGTTTCTTTTATCTCTTCCTCATCCACTAAAGATGCAAATCTTGATTTTGTTTTAAATGCATTACTCATTATTAGTATAATTTATATTGTATATAATAACTATTATTACTATATTATTTTGTCTAATCTTTATATATTTTTATTAAATATTCATTTAAAGATTTATTTTGTGTATAAATTATCTCCTAACAGCAAACCTATTTACTTAGTTATAGTCCCCCACAATCCGAATCATTTTATATATATTTACAGGAGGTAGCAATAAAATTTAAATTTAAAAAAAAATAAAAAAATAAAAATATGATAAAACTTTTTATATTTTTATATAATTATAGTTATGTAAAAATTTTTTTCTTTTTATATTTGGTAACCAAGTTATCATTCTAAATATCATCTACATTTATTATTTCATCATTGTCTACAACAATCATATTCGTATTTTGTGTAGACGCTTGTGCTTCAATTAAAGAAGCATATTCTTCGGATTCTTCATTGGTAAATTCAAATTCTTCTTCGTTTTTTTCAGTATTTGTATTTTTTTTATCATTATCTACAAATGAAGACCAGTTAATCTTCACTGTATTTTTTAATTTTTCTTTATCATTTTCACTATAAACTTCTAGTAAGTCACAATTTTGAAATTTTCCTTTTTTCAAGGTTGAGACATCTTGTGATTCCCATTCTCTTAGTCCAATGAGTAACCATGATCCTCTTCCAATAATATTGTCTCTTTTTCCTCTACCTCGGAATTTTCCACGAATATGACATAATCGTTGTATCCCATCAATACATAAAACATGACACATTCCATTTCCTAATAAAGCACTTACTTGTGCATACAATTCAAATTCATTATCCGAAATACGCAACTTCTGTGACGAAGGTACATTAGTAAATTTACGTGCTTGTCCTTTTGCTTTACTTCCTCCAGTTGTATTTTTAACCATTTTCTTAGTAAATAAATAAATATATACTTATCTATTTATTCATCTATTTGTATTCAATTTTATTTTTTATTTAATTTTATTGAAAAAAAAATAAATAAATTTGATAATAAAATTTTGTTAATTAATTATTATGTTATTATTTTGAAACATTGTAGCATAATCATTTCCATCTAGTAAAATCAACTTTTCATAATTGTAATTACAATACTTTGTATTAAAATATATTTTATTTTCATCAAAATAAAAACTACTAGCTTTATCAAAGTTATGTGGTCTAGACACATTATTTACTAATTTACCATTTGAATTGTGTACTTCATCTTCAATAAAAAAGGCTATTTCACTCTTATCCCAACCTTCTGAAATAGTTTTACATTCTGCATGAAGAATATTATATTCAACATAATAATTTCTGGAACTATTCATCCATGATCCATTAGGTAATGGTAAATGTGTTGCATGATTTAATATCTTAATATTATTATTATTCAAATTGTAATGTCCTTGAAAAAATGGTATATCTATATTAAAATAACTTCTAAAACATTTTCCAAAAAATAAAGGTCCTGTTATTTCTAAATCACTTTTATAATTAAACTCATTTTTATTAAATAAATTATCAATTAATTTTTCAACTACAAATTTGAAAAAAAGATTTCCTTTTTTTGAAGATATAAAACCATTAGATATTCCATTTGCATCTAAATCTTTACAAATAACTATATCATAATTATTATGTAATTCTTTAATTTCATTAATACTTACGAAATCAATATCTATATATACTCCACCGTATTTATATAAAATATAATAACGTATTAGGTCTGATTTATAAGCATATGGTTTTAATTTATTATATGCTTTTAACAATAACGGAAATTCTTGATCATTTTCAATTAATTTAATAATTTTATTATTTGTTAATAATTTATAATTAAAATCTTTATTATGATTAATAATTGTTTGAATACTTTCGTACATATTATTAGATGTAAATTCACTTTGAATAAAAATTTGATATATACATGGTTTTAAAATATCAACATTGACATCTTTTATTTTTTTTTTATAAATATATCCTTGATGACATAAGAAAGAATAATGAAGACCTGTTCTATCTTCGATCCAATTATTATATTTTGTTTCTACTATTAAAATATCATTCATTACTATTTTTCCTGGATAATGATTCAAAAATTTTATATTGTTTAAAATATTATTCCAATTATGATATATATATTCATCATTTATTATCATTGTATCTGGACGACTTAAATATTTATTTAATCCAATAGCAAATGCAGTTGGACCAGTTACGGCGATTGCTTCTCCTACTAAAAAAGGGTATATTTTATCGTATTCTTCATGATTTAATATTTTATTTACAGTAAAATTAAGTATAGATTTAATAATTTCATTATTTTTTTCAACAATAATAAATGCTTGATATATATTACCATAAATAACTTGTGATGGGTTGTCTTTTACAATAGTTAAATTTATATTTTCTTCAATTATTTTATCTAATGGATATTTACAAGTACTTGATATATCAGTCCATACTCCTCCATATTTATAAAGTGCACACAATCTAAATATATCTGATTTATAAGCACCTGAATATAAAGAGTTATACGCATCCAAAATATTCTCATCATAATTTTCTTGTATTAATTTGTAACATTCATCATCATCCCAATATTTATACTCAAAATTTATATTCATTAATTTCCAACTGTTTATTGCATTATACATTTTTTTTTTTACATTTTTTTTGTAGGATTGATGAATAATTTTGGGTATTTTATATATATTTGTGCTTTCATTTTTTATTAATTTAAATGGAGTAGTAATATTTTCATTGAATAGTTTTTTATATATAGTTATCTCTATATTATCATTATTGTCTACACTATTTATTAAATTTAAAATTAATTTTTCACCATCAAGAATAGTTACTTCTAGATTAAGATTTGTTTCATCAATATAATTTATATTAAAATCAAATACAGTTATATCATTTTCATTTTCATAATTTGTTTTAATTATTAAATTTGAAATATTATTTTGTTTTTTAGAAAAAACAGGAAACATGAGAGAATATATTATATAAAAATATTATAATTTAAAATACAGTTCCAATAATATCTTTTATCTAAATTGATGTTTCTACCTGATGTTTTCTATTATTTACTACTTTTATTCAAATTTACACATTTCATTCAAATATTCTTCTTCAATATCTACAATTCCATGATTTTTATGCTCCTTATAAAATTGTAAACAGGTTCTTTCTTTTTTTAACTTTTGTATTGTTTTTTCTTGTATCTCTATTTTTTGTTCATCTGGTTCTAAACCATAATTTTGATAGAATCTTTCATAATCATCATCATTACCGTTACTATCGTATCTGTAGTCATTAAATATTATTTTTTTATTAATATGGTCAATTGTTCCATTACAATTCTTTATTCTTTCTTGCCATAAAGGACTAAATGAAGCATGGTAGCACCAATTATCACGGTATGCATTTATAATGTTGTATTTTTCTCTCTTCAAATGAAACAAAGAAAGATAATTATTTTGATCAATATTTAATAGATTTACTGTGGATAATGTTTTCCATGCTGGTTTTACTAGCTCAATAGTTTTATAATTATTTATTTTATCTGCTTCTTCATTATCATCTTCATCCAAAGAGACAAACAAATTTTTTCCTAATTTTATTTTTTTTAGTAGTGTAAAATAATGTATCATTCGTGATAAAAGGATGATTCGTTTATAAGTAATTAAAAAGTTATTTTTTTTCATTTTTTCAAAACACTCTTCTTCTTTTTTAATGTCAATAGCTAAGCCCAAATTTTCAAAATATTCAATCATAGATATATAAATTTCAGGTAAATAGGATTGTTCACTAGCATTTAAAATGAAATAAGCAATCATTAAATAATCTTCTGAAGCCAATAAATTTGCTAACTCTTCATCATCTTGTTTACATGTTTCAAATTCATATTGTTTCACAATTTGTTGCAAAATAAACACGTCTGTTGTATGTGGACGAATTATGAAATTGTTTATAACCGATGCTACTATTTTTTCTTCTATGTCATCATTTGTTAAACTAGATGATGATGATGACAATTCATTTAATAAATATTTTTCAAAAGAAGGATTCATGGTAGCATAAAAGTCATAATATATTTTCCAAAATAATTCGTATAACTCATCCGTGTATCCAGAGTAAAATAATTCATAAGCCCAGAATAACGCTTCTTCTGTTTTTTTATCCAAAATAGATGTTGTAAGTGCAATTTTAACTTCTTCTTTTTCATATAAGTAACGTGTAAACTTAAAATTCGTATTCATATTTGTATTCGTATTTGCATTCGTATTTGCGTCCATTTTATAAACTTATAACTCTTTTTCTTTTCATGCTAATAAATATACTAATTAAAAGAAAATCAATTTTTTCTTTTTTTCTCTAAAAAATCTATTTAGAAATATAATTACTTTTTTATCTCTCTTTATATTATAATATGACAGCTTGGAATGATTTTGTTAAAAAAATTTATCATGAAGGACACGACAAAGATAGTAATTATAGTTTTAAACAGGCGTTACAAGATGCTAGTAAACGCAAGGGAGAAATGGGTTCTTCTTCATCTTCTTCCTCTTCCTCATCCAAAATGAGTAAAAGTAAAGGAAAGAAATCCAAGAAAGCTGGAAGAAAAACAAAAAAAGGTGGTAAATGTGGAATGAAAGCTGGTACTCGTAGAAGAAGAAGAAAGCATTAAACGATTATTTTTCAATATTTTACAATATTTTATATAATTCATCTAATTTTTCAGATGGTATTTTATTTACAAATTCCCACTCTGAATGTCTGTTAAACAATAAATCATAACTTTTTCTTGTATTTATTAATGTTTCTCTCTTCCAAGGATTTGGATGAATATTTTTTGATAAAAGAATTACTATTTTATTTATCAACGTATCTTTCAGAGAGAAAGAACGACAAATATGTCCAAATATATAAATATATATCATACTTAAACTAAAATTATCCCATTTATCATAATACAGTAAAATATCTTGTATTATTTCATTTCTTGTACGATTAATATATTTTTTTAAAAATTCTTCACAATCCTTTTTAAATTCATTTTTATAGTTTTGAGAGAAAAAACATAGAATATCCATATGATCTAGATAATTTTGACAAATGGAATCTATCAAGGAATAAGAGATAGATCTTTCATTATTTGCAATTAAATAAAATAATAAATGAACTTCTAATGGTTTATGAGTATAATTATCTATTTTTTTAATTATACTTGTAATATAATCAGTATTTAACGAACTTGTGGTTAATAGAGAGAATTGAAAGTTTTTCAATAAAGGTTTATAATTTTGCATAAATAGAATGTTTTCAGGACATAAATCAAAAAAACATACACCTTTTTTATTTATTTTGATTAAACTGTCTAATAAATAAGAATAAGAGTCTAATAAATGGAAAATTAATAAATTTGCGGAAGGTAAATTAAATAAAAAAACATTAAAATCTAAGGTTTTTGTTTCTTTTTCACTATTATATTCCATAAATAAATATTTTTCATTCGTTTTTATATTTATATTTTCAAAGACAATCTCATCCATTTCTCCTATGTTTATAAAGTGATAATTTGAAACAATCTCATAATAATTTGAATAATAAGGAATTTTTTGAATTTTATTACCGATTTTAATTTCATTTACAGAAAAAAAATCGTAAATACATATTTTTGTCTTAGGAATGCGTTTAATTAGAGATGAATTAGAAAGATCGTTATTTTGTAAAGTATTTTTTATTAAATTAACATTTATATCTGTATTAGACTTCATATATGTATATTTGTTATATTTTAGAAATTATTAAATATAAATATAAATATATAATTTATGAATCACACAATTTATATATCATTAACATCCATTTTTAAAAATCAGAGCATGTTACTAGAAACGCTTAAATCTATAATATCTCAATCAAAAAAACCAGATAAAATATATTTGTATTTATCAGAAAATCCGTATATATTGGATTCGGGATTTAAAGATAAAATCATTACAAATACAAATTTACTAAATTTTTTAAAAATAAACGACAACCTTATAGAAATAAACTGGGAAAAAAATATTGGTTCGTATCGAAAATTAATACCATTATTAAAAAAAAAATGGAATGAAGATTGTATTATTATAACAATAGACGATGATACTGTTTATGATAATAACCTTATTAAAAACTTAGTAGATGATTACAATAAATATAAATGTGTAGTTGGATATAGAGGATTTACACCTAAATTTGATGTATTTAAAAACTTTAACTACAAAATACGTTCTAAATTGCAAAACCATTCATTATATAATTTTTTAACAGGGAAAGGTGGTATTTTATACAAACCCGATTTTTTTCATAAAACAAAAGATTTAATTTTTGATGAAAAAATATATTTAAATACATGTGGTAAACAAGATGATGTATGGTTTTATATAATAAGAGTGATGAATAATGTTAAATGTTTTACAAGAGTTAGAAAATGGCAACAAAAAGATTTATCTGATGAGGGTTTGTACGTAAAATTCAATTCAATTAATAATAATAATACTGTATGTTTTAAAAAGACAATAAATACAATACAAAAATTAAATAATCACAATATTCCAAATTAGTATCATTTTTTAATGGTATATTCTAAGAAGCTCAGCTCCAACTGTGTAGTCTATAAAATAAAATAAAATTATTTTTCTTTATTCAATATTTTTATTTAACTCTTCCAAAATCATCTTCGTAACGTATAATATCATCCTCACCCAAGTAATCACCCACTTGTGTTTCAATAATTTCTAATATGTTATAACCAACATTTTCAATACGATGTATTTCTTTGACAGGAATATAAACACTTTCATTTTTAGTGATTGTATAAACATTATCTCCTACTTGAACCTTTCCTATTCCACTGACAATCACCCAATGTTCGCTACGGTTATTATGTGACTGAAGTGATAATCTTTTTTGTGGACTTACAACAATTTTTTTTACTTTATATCCACTATGGTCATCTCCATAAATATTTTCGTAATAACCCCAAGGTCTTAAAAATACTTTCGTCTCCATTTTATATGAATATATAAATATAAAAAATTGAAAAAGAATTTATAAAGAGTATTATTTATAAATATATTATTAATATGAATGAGAGTAAAATAAATGACTATCATTCAATAGACTTTCAAACATTGAATTTACCTGTTTCTAATTTAGTACTAAATCTTCCTTATAAACAACAATTGGAAATATTTGAATATTTAAAACAACTAGATGAACATAAAAGAAAGTCATATTTAATTGCCTATGAACATCTTGGAACATCTTTTAATATATATAAAAGTAATGGTTACAAAGAATGGATAAAAGAATGGAATAAAAGATAGAAATAGTTAAATTATACTGCGAAACGAACCCTTTTTGTTTTATCTTTGTACCTTTTATTATTTTTTTTACTAAGTCCTCCTCCAGTTGGAACTTTACTAGAAATACTATTAATGCTATTAATGCTATTAACAGCAGAAACTTTTTTTAATGGCGCTTCAAATGCTTTCACAGATTCTCCTGTTCTTTTTAAAATAGCTGTTTTTTCGTCTAATAAATCTTCAAAATTTCTAGTTGTTGCTTTTACTGCGTCAGATGTTTTATCAATTACTTCATTTGTTGCATCTAGTGCCGATAATCCCGTTAAAGCAGCCGTGTTTAATGATCTAACGGTTCCAACAAAAACACCTACACCAGGAATTTCTTCAATTGTATTTAAAACTATATTTACACCAGCTTTACCAACTTTATTACCTGTTTCTTCAGCTAATTCTACAGATTTATCTATTAATGGTTTGGTAAATGGTTCTGCGGCTTCTAATGCTACTGCACCAACTACAGCTGCTTCTCCAACAATTTCATTCACTTTTTCTGCCGTTTCTGGACTTGAAATCACTTCTTTAATTTCGTCTAACTTTTTTGAAGTTTCTTCAGGATTAGACAAATCTACACCTAATAATTCACCTGTATCTTCAATGGCATTCAATGTTAATCCTTCAGCTAACTCTCCCGTTTTTTCTAAAACTTCAGAATTGCCTAAATTTATTTCTGGTGTTAATTTTAATCCTGGTAATTCCTGTTCAGCGATTTTCTTTTTTTCTTCTTGGATTTCATCCATGATATCTTCGGAATGTTTTTTTTCTAATAATTCTTTTATTTCTTCTTTATTTTCTTTTGTTTCTATTTCTTTGTCACTTTTGTCATTTTTGTCATTTTTATCACTATGAAGATCATTTTTTTTTTCTGTTTCTTTTTCACTTTCTTTTAACTCTTCATCTTTGTTGCCACCATATTTTTTTTTTGATTGGTTTTTTTTACTAACTTTTCTCCATTTTTTTGTTTTATTCATATTTTTATTCTTCATATCTATATTATAATCAGAATTTTATTTTATAGTTGTTAACTAGATATCATTTTTTTCTTAAACTCTGCAAACGTCATTGCATATTTTTTATTAACATCTTTTTTATTTATTTTTTTTATCATACTAAAGTTTGCTATTTTTCCTTGATAATTATATCTATTTGTTTTTTCTTTCAACAAAAATTTGGTTTCGTTATTTATATTTCTATTCGTATTTGGAATACTATTTTTTGGTGGTGCTGCTCCTGCACTTATTTTTCCTCCTGATAGTCCCTCTTTATTATAACTCTTAAATTTTGCAAATACACTTTTTTTAACAGGAACAAATGCTTTGTTATTTAATTCTTCTTCTTTTTCCTTTTCCAATCGTAATTTTTCTTCCTCCTCTTTTTCTAATTGTTTTTTTTCTGATTCTTTTAGTTCTTCTTCCATGTCAACATACAAGGGTCTGCAAAAATAGGTAGTTACATATTTTCTTGATACCGTCTCTAAGAAACGATAAGGAATAGAATTATCACTGTAGTATTCAAATACTTCTTTACTATTATTATAGGTCATAATTACATTTCCTAAGGGTGTATTGTCAAGGACAAAACTATTCATTAATTTATCTAGTTTTTGATTTATTACATAGTTTTTTGCTTTCTCTCTAGATTCTTCTTCTGAAAAAAAAATAAGATTATTATTATTGTTTTCTTTATTCTCATTTTTATCTTGATCCTCATTTTTAACCATGGTTAAAAATTCTAAAAATTTTGTATTTTCTAATTCTTTTTCATATTGGGTAAAATCATATTCATTTTTTATTTTTTGTATCTTATCCAAATATTTGTCTTCATATTTTATTATAGATACAGTGACATTTTTATTATTATTTTCATTGTTTTCATCTTTTGTATTAATATTGTTATCTGTTTCTTCATAATAATCTATCAATAAATGTTCATTCATAAATTCTATCAATTCATAATAGTTTTCGTATAACAAATTTAATATTTTATTGATACTTGTAGTATATTGAAAAAAATGTTTTCTTGTTTTATAAAAAAAATAAAATAAAATCAAAGTTGTAAAGTGTGATAATAATATGTAATATCTATCCATATACTACATGTTATGAAAAGAAAAGTCAAATAAAAACTCAATAAAAATAAAAATAAAACAAGTTAATTCTATACATGTGTTTATACTATTAAATTTTTATGTTATTTAATAATTCGTTTACTTCGCATGATAAATCCGGGACTTTTAATAATTCATATGTTTTTGTTTCAGAGTCAGGGTGTAATCTAACTAAATATAATTCGGTAACTTTTTTATCATATTTGCTTTCTAATATTGCTTTATAGGTATTTAATTGTATTGCATAATGCCAAAAATTAGAATCTGGGATTTGACAAATACTCTGCGTAGTTGCAAATTTATTCCAATTATTTACTTTGGTAATTTCTTTTGAGCGTTTCCAATCATAAATAGTTAAGGTTCCATCTGGATTTTCATAAACCATATCTATGGATCCTGCTAATTTTAAATCTTCTTGATAAACGATCCATTCAGTACGATAAGGTTTCAAATGAGGATGATCTTTGACAAATTCAATAAAATATTGCCATTCTAAAGATTGGTTTAAATGTTTTTCTTTTGTGTTTTCTGTATTTTGTAAAATATAGTTTTCGTATAATTCTTTATGAGTATAATTGATAGATGTGATTTGATTATTATTCATAAAACATTCAATTTCATAATGCATATTTGTCCCTGCTTCACTGACAGAAGAACTATTTTTATTCCACATTTGTTTGATTTCTTCTTTTGTTTTTCCCCAATATTTATGTCCTTCTTTCCAATTTTTTCCTTTCATCATTGAATCAATAATACTATCGGAGTCAAATTTTGGAAAATGGGAATGAATCCAGGTTGTCACGGAAGTATATTTACTATTTTGATCTGTAAGAATGACATATTTATGCCCTTTTTCAAAAAATTGAATATTTTTATCACGTTGATGTACATTTTTATTAGATAAAACTGGGTACAATAAGGAGGATGATTTCATATTTATTATTTATTATAATAGTTGTATTCCTTTATATTAAATATAACTATTCAATTTTATTTCTTTTGTTTCATTTGTTTCATTTTGTTTCTTTTGTTTATTTATTCATCTATTGTTTCATTTTGTCTCATTTTGTCTATTTCTTTTTTCAATAAGGATACTTCTTTTTTTAGTTCTTTAATTTCTTTTATCATGATTCCAATTAAAGATGTATAGTTTACGGTTTGTAATTTTTCACCGTCTTTTTCACCTGAAACCATAAAAGGGTAGACTTCTTGTAACTCATTTGCAATTAATCCTACATCTGGTTTGTTTGTTACTGTATTCACATAGCTTACAGGTCTTAATGAATCTACCGTGTACGTATTATCTAATGATTGAATATTTTTTTTAATACGATAATCAGAGGTTGCGTTATAAGATGACGCGCTTACTGAATTTGTAACTGTTAAATTATTATTAACTGTTAAATCACTGCTTATATAACCATCACCATACACATATAATGGATAACTACTTGAAATTGCTCCATTTACTCCAACATTTCCCTGAACTTCTAAATTATTATTAACTTTCAAATTATTGCTTATGTAACCATCACCATAGACATATAATTCATAATCATTTGAAATTTCTCCATTTACTCCAACATTTCCCTGAACTTCTAAATCTCTTTTAACTGTTAAATCTCTGCCTATATAACCATCACCATGCACATATAATGGATAACTACTTGAAATTTCTCCATTTACTCCAACATTTCCCTGAACTTCTAAATTATTATTAACTGTTAAATCACTGCTTATATAACCGTCACCATACACACATAATGGATAACTACTTGAAATTACTCCATTTACTCCAACGTATCCCTGAACTTCTAAGTCATTATTAACTTTCAAATTATTATTAACTGTTAAATCTGTTTCTATATATACATCTCTAAAAGAACCTGTTGCACCTGTAATTCCACCGTTTGCCGTAGTTAATCCCCCTACCGTTAATGAATCGTTAACAGATGCGTTTTCAAAAGAACCTGTTGAACTTGATACTTCACCTCCATAAACTAAATTGCCACTAATAATTACATCTGTAAAAGAACCAGTTGCTCCTATGATTCCACCATTGGCATTAATGACACCATCTACGGTCATTGTATTACTTGTATTTACGTTTTCAAAAGAACCAGTTGCTCCCATGATTCCACCATTGGCAGTAATGAGACCATCTACGGTCATTGTATTACTTGTATTTACATTTTCAAAAGAACCTGTTGCTCCTATGATTCCACCATTGGCATAAATGACCCCACCTACACTCATTGTATTACTTGTATTTACATTTTCAAAAGAACCAGATGTAGTTGTGATTCCACCATTGGCAGTAATCACACCACCTACACTTAATGTATTACTTGTACTTATGTATTCAAAAGAACCTGTTGGACCTGTGATTCCACCATTGGCAGTAATTAAATTACTCATATACATGTAATCAAAAGAAGCTACTCCAGAATTTACAGACAAATTATTTGTATTATTATAATGGCTACTTACATTATTATGTTTTGCGTTAAAATTTGTACCACCATATTTTCTAAATGACATTTTTATATATTATATATTTTTTAAAAGAAACACAAGGCAACTATTTATTATAGATATATTATTTATTTTGCTATTAAAATAAATAATTTAATTAAAAAATTTGTTACTTTAGATAATGTTAACTTTATGTAATGGGATATAATATTGAAGTGTCTTTCAACATTGTAAAACATGGTAGCGTGACAGAATTGCAAAATAAAATACAAGAACTTGCACGTGAAAGTATTTGTAATTTTTTATATCATACTTACGAATTTGAAAATAACACACAATATAAAAGAAACCATTGTTTATTTACCATTAATTTTGACAGCGAACATGAAATCATTCATAATTTTATATACTTTATAAAAAATATTAAAAAAATGAATGGGCTTTATATTGAATCCATTTATGATGAGAATGTAAATATATTATTGTATGCATCAAAATATTATCAAACCCAATTCATGGATACATATTTAGCAAAAAATTATAAACAAAATAAACGGTCACGAAGTTACTCGGAAGATCATATTCATATATTATCTGAATTAGAAAAATAATATAAAATTTGTTCATTTTTAAAATGGTTTTTAAATGTTTTCTAGAATGTTTTTCTAGAATATCTCTTTGTTCGTCTTGATGATTTTGACTTTGAATTAGGAGTGGCCGATTTTATACGTCTATACACTTTGTAAGTATGATGTTTTTTATTTCTTTGACTTCTTTGACTTTTTCTTTTGGAATTTTTGATTGAAAGTGGAATCACTAATTCTTCATTTGGTAAAGGACTAGAAAAATGGGTATAAAATGGATTACTATTATTACTAATATTGTTATTGATTGGTGTACTTATTTTTTTCATAGTAGGCATTTTTGGCATTTGTATCATTTCTTCTCTTTCTATTTCTGGCATTACTAATTGTGGTCTCATTCTTAGTATCTCTGATTCTAACATCATTGGTTTTGTTAACATTGGATTTATCTCGTCAATTTCAACCATGTATTGTCTCATATTTTTTCTATCTTGCTGACGTTTAAAATCATACAATAATCTTTTATCAATGGGAGAATTTATGGTTGGAATATTTAAGATCTCTGCTAAATCATTGTTATTTAATTCAAGATCATAATGTCCTTTTTTTCCATTGGTAACAAAATCTAGTGATACATTTGCTTTATCTCCATCATATTCTGCATCCCAATTTACTTTACTAATATCATTATGATTATTATTATGTAAAATAGTTTTGGTTTCTCCTCTATTTTTTATAAACGTATCTAGCATACTTATAATAAAATTATATTATTATTTATTTATTTTTATTAAATTTGATTAATAAATTTGATTAATAAATTTGAAAGAAAATATTTTTTTAAAGTATTCTATTATATAAATTATGGAAATCAATTTTACAGAAATTCCTCAAAATAGTGACCATACTAGTAATAATTTTGTTAATCATAATTATTGGGAAACGAATAGTAGTACTATTAATAATACAAATAATACAAATAATAATGAAAACACTGAAAATAAAAAGAAAAAAAAAGTAACTTATGATGATATTTTGTCATCTTTGAATCTAGTGGTTGCTCCCAATGGTGTCTTGCAGTATATGAGTACAAAACCAAATACATTTAATAGAGAAGCTGACTACGAGGAACAAACATATGAAGTAAAACCTAAATCCATCCTAAAAAAAACAGTTAATCATAATGAAGAAAGAATAGAGCCGCAAGTGAAACATAGTTACATATTTAATAAATATTTTAAAAGTTACAAAGAACCAAATGCGGTTGAAGAACCTTTAAAACCAATGACTCGTGAAGAATATCAAAAAATGGTGATTGAAGATTTAATAAAGAGACGATTGGCACAACAAAGAGTTGCACAAATAAAATCCAAAAAAATGGCCTTTACTAACAATAATAACCAAGTTATTTATGCAAGTAAAAATAATTTAAATCATTTATTTCGGTTTTAGAATTGGAATTTATTATATTTTTTATTTTTACATTGAAATATTACGTAACGATAAATTCGCCAATTCATCCGCACGTTTATTTTTTTCTCTAGGAATATGTTGAAATCTTACGGATTCAAATTGTTTGGATAATTCAATTGCGAATTCGTAGTATTTATTTAATTTATGGGAATTTACTTTAAATTTTCCTGTAACTTGATTAATCACTAATAAACTATCTCCATATACAGTCAAATTGCGAACTCCATAAGATAATGATTGTTTCAATCCTAAAACTAATGCATGATATTCTGCTACATTATTGGTCTCATTTATTCCTACAAATTCATATTTACATGATACCTCACTTGATCCTTGATAAAGAACACATCCAGCTCCAGCGGGGCCTGGATTTCCTTTACAAGCGCCATCAAAATACAAAGAATATGGTTCTTCTTGGTTTTTGTAATTTGACATTCTGTTTTTAATTATATAAAGAAAGGTTCTATGTTTATATAATTTTTACTATTCTTATTTATTTTCAATTTTATTATTATATTTGTTTTTGTTTTTGTTTTGTATTTATTTTGTATTTAAAATTCATTATCGGAAACATTAATATCCATTTGCGACTCTGAAGAATCCGAGTTTTTTCTACGTACCATAATATGATTATTGTTATTATTATTATTGTTATTATTGTTATTATTGTTATTATTATTATTATCTAAATCGTCTATGTTTTCAAACGATAATTGAATATTTTCATTATTATATTTGTTCTCTTGATCGTATTTATATTCTTTATTCATTTTATGGTATCCAAAAAGTTTAACAATATTACTATTTTTTAATGGATTTATATAATTTTCTAGACTTAGTTTACTATTATTTTGTTTACTACTAATATTATTGTTGTTAACGTTATTGTTATTACTATTATTTAAATTATTACTAATATTATTTAAATAGTTGTATTGTTGATCCATTTTACGATAGATATTTGCAGACAATTCAATATTATGTTCAATTAATCTATTTGTTTTTTTAAAATAATATTTATTAATGTTATTACTATTATCATTATTATTATTATTATTATCATTATTATTATTATCATTATTATTATTATCATTATTATTATCATTATTATTTGTATTATTTTTATAAAATGAATAAATTTCTTTATCATTTGTCCCATGCGGGTCCATGATCTCTCTAATAAAGGAATTTAAAAATTTGGGATTCTTCACTTTTTGTTCAATTCCAAAACCACAAAATACATAATTGTAAAACCAATTTTTTTTAGTAATTTCTGCATTTTCAATCTCTTTATTAAACATCTCATCAATCATTGAAAATGCGGATTTTAAAATCAATACTTCTTTCATATAACCATTTTTTTTTTCGTACAAATCTAATATTCTTTTTTGTAATTTTTTTACAGCAATTTTATTTCCCTTTTTATGTTTTGCTTTTAAAACCGCATTAAAAAAAATGATTTGATTTTTAGCCTCTTTTAAATTATTAATTCTACGTTTTTTCATATCTTCTATTTTTTTTATAATTAAAAAAATATTTGTGTTATAGATAATAGGATACAATATTCTTATTTCTTTGGGAATTAAAAACTGATTCGTATCTTTTATTTCTCCTATTTTTTTTTCTATATCCGATAATTTGTCCACCAATGTATTTTCAATATTTTTTTTGATAGAATTATTCATAATAACTTTGTTCTCCTTGCTGTCTTTATCATCAATTATACTAATATCCAATTTGTTTTGAAAGGTATCAAAAAATAATAACGTTTTTCCAGAGAGAAATTCTACGGAAGATTGTAGTTTATCATATTGATAAGCTGATGTATTATGAGCTTCTGATGCTGCGTCTAATTTTAAATAATTTACAATTGCTAGTAAAAATACAATTAAACCATTTATTCCTGCAATCATATAACTTCCCCAGTAATTATCTTTTAATATTGTTGCTAATACAGTTGCTGCTGTAGAAAAAAAGATAGAAGGCATCATAAGCCAGTTTAATCGGTTTTCACAAAAAGATTTTGATTCCATATAAATTAATTTTTGACCTTTTAAGTAACTTGCTAATATGTCTAATGAAATGGAATAGCGATGATTTGAATCAAAATAATTTTCTTCAATGGAACTTTCTACTTGTTTAAAATTATATTTTTTAACATGTATACGTTCATTTGGATTTGGATTGTTACCTGAAATATCCTGTGTTTGATTGCTATTTTCCTCATCATGCATATCATCATGGGTATCATCATCATCATTCATATTATCATTATTTACATCGTATTCGTTCATAATATCATCATATTTTTTTACTATTCTATTCATATTATTATCAAATTTGAAATCTAATTTGTCTTTTTCTTCGTTATTTAATTTATTTATTACATCTTTTGGGACTTCTCCGTAAATAATATTTTTTGTTAAAATGTTATAAGTTCCATCTGTATTCATACTATCAATTATTCCTTTATCTATTCCAGATAGACTGATTACACTTACAGCATCACCAATTTTTAATGTATTATTTATAGGTTCGTTAATATTTGTATTATCTATGTCATCGTTATTATTTGTATTATTATCCATAAAATATAATGATAATAATATTTAAGATTATTATATTTTTATCTGACTTTATAGTAGAATGAATAAAACTCGTAAAAATGGAAGAGGTTCTGCTACTAGAGGATGGAAAAATGAAAAACCTGGATATCATCAAAAAACAGTCATGTTGAAAAAATGTGGTAAAAAATGTTTTTTGGGTTCTCGTAAATCTTTTCCAATTTGTAAGAAAAATACATGTAAGGTTAGCTCCAAAGGGGTTTACTCAGCCTATATTCGTGCTAGAGAATTTAGAACTAGAGGTAATAAATATCGTGTAGTTTCTAAAAAAGCAAAAAAAATGTTGATTCGTATGGGTTTAAAAAAATAAAAAATAAAAATATTTTTTTTAAAAATTGAAATATAAGTATTTATTTTATATTT